CATCTTAGACAAAGATAATCGTTTAATGAATGATCGAGCTAGCTCCATGGATGCACTTGGAAATGCTGCTAACGGTACTTATACATACGAAAATCTTCATGTTGATGCTAGTCCGGGTAGTGGAAATGACAACAATATTATTAATTCTTATAGAGAAGCAGCTAAGATAATAACAGATCCATTTGTTTCACGTGTAAATGTAATTGCAGTACCTGGAATTAAAGAACCTTTTGTAACTGATCACATATCAGAATTAACAAGAGACTATAGTCAAGCAATATATTTAATGGATATACCTAGTTATGATTCAAACGGAAATAGAATTCATGATTCAGTAACTTTACCAGATGTTCAAAAAACTGTCGATGAGTTTGAAGGTAGAGGTATAGATAATAATTATGTAGCAACTTATTTTCCTGATGTTGTCTTTAATGATGATATTAATAGAACAGCACAAGAGGCGCCCTCATCAATTGCTGCTCTTAAATCTTTAGGTTACAATGATTCAATTTCTTATCCTTGGTTTGCTCCTGCTGGATTTAATAGAGGTTCATTAAATAATGTTTTAAATACTAGAGTAAGATTAAACTCAGAAGATAGAAATATTTTATATGAGTCAAGAATCAATCCTATTGCCAACTTCCCTAACGGAGGATTTGTAATTTTTGGTCAAAAAACTTTACAGCAAGATCGATCTGCTCTTGACAGAGTCAATGTAAGGAGATTGTTATTGGAAGTTAAAAGAATCGTAGGTGATGTTGCTAATAGCTTAATTTTTGAAAACAATACGCCGCAAACTCGTGCAAGATTTATTGCACAAGTGACGCCTTCTTTAGGCGCAATTCAGGCAAATCAAGGAATTGATCAATTTAAAGTGATTATGGATTCAACTAATAATACAGCGCTAGATATTGAACAAAATAGACTTAACGGAAGAATTGTTATTGTTCCTACTAGAGCTATTGAGTTTATTGCAATTGACTTTATAATTACAAATTCAGGCGTCAGTTTTGAATAATAAATTTTAAAAAGTGGAGAATTTTATATGGCAGAATTAACTTTTAAATCGGCAGGAGTAAGTACAAGAGAAATAGACTTGTCACAACCTTCTAGACTTGGTCCAGTTGGAACGCCTGCTGGGATTATTGGAACTTCACTTGAAGGGCCGGCATATGTTCCATTAACATTCGCAAACTTTAGTGACTTTGTTTCGACATTCGGTGCTAGTGATGGGGAAAAGTTCGGACCAATAGCTGTAAGTCAATGGCTTAGTAATGCACAAGCTGTTACTTATATGAGAGTTTTAGGTGTAGGTAACGGTAAACAAAAAGACAATAGTGGTAACGTGACTTATGCAGGTTTTACAGTAGGCAACAGGATAATACAAAGCAACGGTCAAATTGGTAATAATGCTTATGCAAATAACGGCAGTGGAGACGTTGAAGGACGAACTTATTTTCTTGGATGTTTTATGTCAGAATCTGCTGGGAGTACTATTTTTAGTGACGCAGGCATACAGACATCAACTAGTGCGGTTCCTATTTTAAGAGGTGTATTGTTAGCTCCTAGTGGAGTAATACTTCATCTGAGTGGGAATAATACTGCAGCAACAGGTGCACCAAGTAAGTCTAATACAGCAACCACATCAAAACAAGGTCACATCACTGGGTCTTTAAATTTAGGATCACAAGAATTTGTAATGTTAATGAATGGTTATTCAAATTCTGACCCTGGAAAAAAGACTTTTATAACAGCTTCATTTGATATGACTGCTCCAAACTATTTTGCAAATATATTTAATACAAATCCTTACAGAATTGAGGAAGAAGGCCATTATTTATATGCAAACTATGATATATATCCAGACTTAGCTAGCGTTACCGGATCGGGTGTAATTGTTGCAGGTGTTTATTCAGACAGCGAAAAAACAAAAGAAGATATTGCGTTTTTATTGACTTCTTCTTTTGGACGAGGAGCAGCATCAAGTTCAACAGAAATTGATTATGAGTCTTTTACAGATAGATTTACACATGCATCTTCACCATTTGTGATATCACAAGGCGGAACTTCTGCTAAAAATCTATTTAAAATTCACGCTTTGTCAGACGGGTCAGGAATATCTAATAGATACAAAATATCAATTGAAAATATTAGAAAATCATCATCAACAATTGATCTTTATGGATCATTTGACTTAGTAGTTAGAGACTTTAGAGATACTGATGAAGAACCGATTGTTTTAGAATCTTTTAGAGGATTAAGTTTAGATCCTACTTCAGATAGATATATTGGAAGAATAATTGGTGATCAAAACATAAGATACAATTTTGATGTTGCTGCTAGTGCACAAAAAATCGTTGTTGAAGGTGTACACCCAGTTCAATCTAGATATATTAGAGTTGAAATATCTCAAGAAGTTAAAGATGCATCGATAGATCCATTGCTTTTACCTTTTGGATTTAGAGGACATAATCATATTGTAACTAGTGGATCATTAATGACTTCTGATGATAATACTGCTGTTTTTACAGCAGCTAGTTTGCACAAAAGAATTGTTGAGCCTCCTATGCCGTATAGAGAAAATATAGCATTAGGCACAGGTATCAGAAAAAGATCAGATCAAAGATTATATTGGGGTGTACAGACAAATAGAAAAACTGATGCGACCCAACCTAATCTTCAAGGTCTTTTTGATAATTCTTTTGAGTCATTTGTTAAACATTTTCCTACACATAGAACTGACACAATTAGCTTTTCAGTTGGTAATAATGCCGGTACTGCTGACATCAATGGAACTGTTTTGGACAGTGACAGATTTAATAATAGTAAATTTACATTAGAAAATGTACTTGTAAGAACAGGATCAGATACGTTAGCCGACCCGGAATATTGGTTAAGTGCATCATATGTCAGAGGCGGTAATATTACACCTAACGCCACAAACAAAACAAGAGCTTTTTCTATTGATGACTTAGGTAAAGTTGCAAATACAAAATTTGCTAAATTTACATTTCTAATGCAAGGTGGATTTGACGGTGTTAATATATTTGATGAAGAAAAATCAAAATTATCAACAATTGCAATTAGAAGAGAAATTGCTAATGAAGAAAACAATGCCGGAGTTTTGAACAATACAGTTGCTGCATATAGAAAAGCTATTGATTTGATGGCCTCAAAAACAGATGTTGATATACAATTATTGGCAATTCCCGGTATAAGACACTCTTCTGTGACAGATTACGCAATTCAAAAAGTCGAAGATAGATTTGATGCGATGTACATCATGGACATTGAAGAAAGAGATCAATTAAACAACTATATTACGTCATCAGCGCAAAAACCACATGTGGCAAATACTGTCGTTGATTTTAAAAATAGAGGGCTTAATACTTCATTTGCAGCTTCTTATTTCCCAGATGTTGTTGTTGAAGATCCGACAACTTCTACATTGGTGCAAGTGCCTCCTTCAGTTGCAGTTTTAGGAGCTTATGCATTTAACGATGCTGTTTCACATCCGTGGTATGCACCTGCAGGTTATGCAAGAGGCGGATTAAATACAGTTGAAATGGCTTCTGTTAGATTAAATAGAACAAACTTAGATGACTTGTATGAGTCTAACATTAATCCAATTACAGAATTTACAAATGCCGGGGTGACTATTTGGGGTCAAAAAACACTTTTGCAGGAAAACTCTGCCTTGGATAGAATTAATGTTAGAAGACTTTTAATTGATATTAGAAGAAAAGTTAGAAATATTGCAAATACTTTACTATTTGAACCTAACAGAGAAGAGACACTAGAAAGATTTTCATCATTAGTTAATCCGATCTTACAAAGAGTCCAAGAACAAAGTGGTGTTGATCGCTATAAAGTTGTTATTGATACTACAACTACAACCCAAGCAGACGTTGAAAACAATACCCTAAGAGGTAAAATATTCTTACAACCTACCAGATCTGTTGAATTTGTTGCACTTGATTTTGTTGTTACAAATGCTGGATCAAATATTTAGTAAGTAGATATATATAAAAGATTAAGGAGAAAAAAATGGCAGAAACGCTTTCAGTAACGGATTTACTTCCAAATAAGTTTGAACCAAAAAGAGATTATAGATGGGTGTTGGCAATTGAAGGAATTGACTCATTTCTTATTTCTGACACCAAAAGACCAGACGTAACTATTGACAAACAAGAAATTCCGTTTATTAACAGCTACAGGAACGTATCAAACGGTAAAATTAAATGGAGTAGTATTAGTGTGAAGCTTCATGATCCAATTGCTCCTTCAGGCGCACAGCAAGTAATGGAATGGATTAGAACACACTATGAATCAGTTTCTGGTCGTGCTGGATATGCTGATTTTTACAAAC